GCATGCCGCCAGCAGCCCCAGCCACACCCATCCCAGTTTACTCATAACTCACCATCCTCCTGATAGCATCCAAGAACTCGCGAAGCTCTTTGCGCTGGCTTTCGGTCAACTTGTTATTCCCCTTTTTCATTGTTCACCTCCCACGGTTCTCTTCGCTACGAACTCGTCCAGGTCCTCGCGGCGATAGCGGATGGAGCGGTTTATCCGGATGTAAGACGGACCCTTGTTTTCCATCCGCCAGATCCGCAGAGTTTGCTCAGACATGCCGAGCACATTCCCTGCCTCTTCCGTCGTCAAAAGATTTTCGTTTTTGCCCATTGCTTTTCCTCGCTTCCGTGATACCGTGCGCTTATTGTTGTTTGTTCGTGCTATGTTTTCGTTTGCCGTTGTTTGGATAATATCTAAATAAAAAACATTTGCAAGAAAAAAATTGCAGTTTTGAAAAAAACATTTTTGCAAAAAACAAAAGCCCCAAGCGCTTAGCCAGGGGCTTATTTATTTAGGTAAAAATTCCCCGGCGCGGCAGGAGGGAGTTGACCGCGCCGGGGCATGGGTAGCGTTAAAATTCGTTTCCGATTCCGAGGAATGCGCCGATCCTCACGCCGATGTAGCCAATCTGCGCGGTGATCCACCAGGACGTTGCCCCGACGTCTTTCCGAAACTCTCTATCTGCCCACTTACGTTCCTCGCTGTTCCGTGCAACGGAGCATCGCCAATCGTGCCTGCATGATGCGATTGGATGATTCCATCGCGGGAACAGGGGAGAAAGAATCCCGCTTGAATGTCCATTCCAAAGGTACCTTGCCGGGACTTCCTCCGGCCCCTCCCACCCCGGCCACATTGGGCAGGTCAGCGGCTTGATAAGAATGCGCCATCCATCGCCAAGCTCTGGAACCTTCCCCATTTGGATGAGAGGCACATCAATCGCCATGTTTGCGCCCGTAGATGCCAGCAACAGCCGAGGCCGCGCCACCGATGGCGCCAGCGGTCAGGGATGCTTGATCCACGTTCCCCGCCGCAGCGGTTGCCGCCGCGCCGGTAGCGGCTCCGACGAGTATGCCGCCGATGCTGCTTCCCCACTTATCGCCAAGCAGCCAGTACCATAATTTCTCGAGCATCGTTTATCTCCTTAAACAGATGTTAGGGCGCACCCCACCGGCAGAGGTGCGCCCCGTTACCTACGCAGCCGGGGTGAAATCCACGTAGAACTCCTGGCCGGGCTTGAACTGGCCGGCCAGCGCGGGATTGTTCACCGTCAGGCTCAGTGAACCGGTCGGGGTGAAGCGGGCGAAAGTGTTATCCTCGCTCTCCCCCTCCGGCCCGAACGGCTTATTGCCGCACACAGGGGCCATTTCCAGAACTTCGCCGTATTCGGTGAGCTTCACCGACCCGACCCGCATTTTTGCTCTCATCGTTGCCATGATTTTGCCTCCCTACAAGGTGCGCCCTAACCATCCGGTGAAGGCGGAGTGGAATAAACGGCGGTGCTTCTCGATTGCTTCACAGGTGCGCTACCGCTAGAGCGCCACCCGCTTACCTAAAGCGATGCGCCGTCGTAAGTCAGAGTGCGGGAATGACTCTGCCACGAAGCGTGGCCGTCGCGTGATGCCCCGACAACGATATCAATCTCTCCAACATATCCGATATCCAGCGCGGTAACGGTCAACGTCTTTGCCGCTGTCGTCGTTGCGAAAATAAGCGCCGATGTATCTGTGCGGTAAATGTCGATGGTGTAAACCGACCCGTCCTCAGGCCCGTAATCAACAGCGTCCTCGGAGTCGGCCAGCGTGGGCGATGTCTGCGCCAACCGGCTGCGATGGTACCAGTCCAGCACGATATCATCGGCGGCGGTTGCCGGTGCGACTTCCCCGTTTATTCGCAGACGCCCAGGAGCGTAAGGGCGGATAGCCCGCTTGGCCGTGGTTGCCGTGACCTCTATCGCCGATGAAATGTCAAGCGTCCCTGTCGGCGTGACGGTCAACAGCTTTGCCTTTGTGGTTGTCGCGTCGGGGTAGAGGATGCCGTGCGACTCGTAGGTCGCCGATGAAAAATAGATCGTCGTTCCAGATGCGTGTTCGACCGGAACGGTATCGAGACACCCCCGGCCAACGGTGACAGTCGTCCCAACGATGGAATCAATGCGCACAATCTCGGTGCCGATAACCGCCCATGACCCGGGCAACACAATGTCAAGGTCGACACCGCCCGTCACGCTGAACGTCGTGGCCGTCAGGGTTGCAGCTGTCGCCAGTTCCGCCACGGGGCAAAACTCGATATCGCCGGACTCGACGTAAACGCCACCGGTCTGCACCCACAGATCGGCCTCTCCGGAATCTCCTGACGGCGGCGCACCGGTGACGATGATGTGCCCACCCGTCCCAACCGCGTCAGCGTCTACCTGACCGATGTTGTTGTAGAGCCAATGGTATGGCGCTTCTATCGCGGTCGAGACTGTCACAGCAGCCGGGGCGCTCGTTATCGGCACCCACCCGGAACTTTGCTGAGAAGTGAATGCCGAATACACGGTGCCGAAGATATCCTCGGTCGCCTCGATGCGCACAATCTGCCCGGTGTATTCGACGGCGATAACGCGCATGACCATCTCCTCGATGTCGTAGCGCGGCCACGAGAATACAAACGGATCGCCTGGGTTTAGATTGGCCGCAACCCTGGTTGCGTCGATGGTGCAAGAGGCGAACGGCCTGGACAGGGATTGAAGGTCACGCCACGCCACCTTGGTAGCGATGGTGTGATCCGTGATGCCGGGATATTCCAGCGTTGATGCCACGGTTGCCCCGGCCTTGGCGTGCAATGCCAGGTCCTGAACGGTGACGCTTCCTGAGTCGGCGCTTTCGCGGTTGTGGTAGGTGATCGCAACAGTGTTGACCGTCTCGGTTTTCGCCTTGGTCTTGAACTCGCCTACCTTGACGACCTGTGACTCGCCAATCCACGGTATCAGGTCGACATCGTAGTCGGGCCTGATCAGTTTGATTTTGAATTTTCCGGTGGTCCGATCGATGTAGATGGAGCCGTCAACGTGTCGAAGAATTTCCGGCACAAAGTCGTTGATCTCCGTTCCCCGGTCCCAAACGAGAGACAACCCGAATCCCTCATCGTAAAGCGTCTGAGCGGCGGCCACGAAGGAAGCATCATCGATGTCGGCAGTATTGTAGCCCATGCCCCAACGCGAGTTGGTCAGGACTTCGCGGATGATGTGCGCAGGGTTCATGTCGCCATTCGCCCCGATCTCGGCAAGCGACGGTTGCCAACTGGCGTTGATCCTCTTCAGTTCGAATGCCCAGTTTTCCAGGTAGGGAGATTCCCCGATATAATTCTGACGGCAGACGATAGACGCCACGCCACGGAAAGCCGGGATGTCGGTTGTGCCGAATACCTTTTGCAGATAATCGTTTCGCCCCTGGCTGGAAACTCCAGTCAGGAAATCAATCTCGCCAATGCCGCCGAGAGATAGACGCCCGCCGGTGCTTGATCCTGTCCATGGGATGTCGTTGCCGATCTTGACCTTGCTGATTGTCATGACGTCGCCAGACTGGACGCCATGGCAGAGGATCATGTGCAACCCAAGCCAGTAGCGATGGCCGACGGTCGTTTTACCCTTGAACATACCAGCGCTTTTCTTAATCGCCTTGACGCGGAAATCTCCATACCAGACGACATTCGGCGACATCATCAACCGTTTTCCGAACAACACCGGAATTTCCCGGCCAAGTTTCGCGGTCGGAGCGCGTATCTCGTCAATGCCGGCCGGCTTTGCGTCCTTTGGCTTCGGGGCAAGGAGAACCGCCGCGACAAATGCAACGATGACGGCAACGATATAGGGCCAGACCATGAGTGCTCCTAGGCGATTGGAGTGCCGTCAAAAGGGTTTCGGTTCGGCATCCACGGGAATCCGAGGTAGTTGTCAATGTTGTTGAATTTTGAGAGGCACGTGGTCGTCGTCTTGTCGCACCCAGGGTAAAGCGCCACAGTCTCCCCGGCGCCCAGGGAGGTCATCGGAGAGGCGAGGCGCAGGATGTTCCCGTTGTGGTTGAGGATAAACCTTGCATCCCCGGCGTACTCGATCAATCCGCCAGAAAACCAACCATTTGCGAATGCCGAGAGGGATGCGACCTCGACCGTTTCCGCCCCCGCCGATACGATGGTCGTATCGTGGCGCATGGATGGCTTGCTGGCTCCGCAGCCGCCGGCATAGAGGGGATGGATGCAACTGATTTCAAACTGCATCGCCAGTCCGATACGCTTGAGGCTGGTGTATATCGACTCGCATTCCAGTGCGATGGTCGTCTCTCCGGTTGTCGCCGAAACGATTCTGCCCTTCCATTCGACAATCGCCGCAGATGTCGCCAAGCCGCGATGCCAGCGCTTCACCGTCACGGTCGTTGCTGTATCTGGTGAGTTCCAGATGTAATATTTCGCGAAAAGGTCAGAGCGTGGGAAGGTGATCTTGATAGAATCCTTGAAGATGTTCTCCCCGGCGCGCATGGTTCCGACCTTGACAGCCGAAGCGGAATAGATGAGGGGCGCGGTGCCGACGTCTTCGGCGCAGGAGGCAAACCGCGCAACGCTTGCCCCGGTAACAAACTCGAAAAGCTGAACCGGCTGGCCGTCCTGCGTGCTATGGTCGAGATCATCAAAGGTCATCGTTCACGCTCATCAGTGGAATGGTGGTTTTCGCGACTCTTCCGGCCTCGTAGTTGATCGTGATGCGGTCGGAGTTGAGTCGCACAAGCGTAATGAAGTCGATCAAAATGAAATCTTCTACGGCATGCTCTCCGATGGCCGAATCTATCGTTACGGCGGTTGCGGATGCGTCGGTGATATCGCGGTAAAAAGTTCCATGAACAGACTGGATTCGGATCGAGAGAGGGAACTCGCCATAAATACCGAGGCCGACGTTTTCCGTGTCCAGCGTCGTTTGAAATTCCGTGACGTGTCCGGTCACAACGATGTCTGAGTTGTTGCTTGGCAGCCAGAACGATTTTTGCTTTCCTTGCCGGTAATGCAGCCACCGACGAAGCGCCCATATTGCCGCGCGGTCGGTTGCAATGCGGCCCAGGGTCTGTGAGTGCCCGGTGTAATCCTGCGCGGTGTCGATTACCACCGGCCCCTGCCCGTTGTCCACTTCGATGACCGGGCGATAAAGCCGTTCCGTGATTGATCCGACGATGCAGTTTTCATCGGTCAGCACATCGCGGCCCTTGTAAGCTGTAGATGGCGTCAGCGGGTACGCTTCGTTTTGCATCGCCATAAATTTGACGGAGCCGAAAGCGTTCATCCTGTCGATGCGGTCGAGATTCAGCCCGTCAATGGCGACGGAGAAGACGACCGGCGCCACGATAGCCGAGGCATACGATGCCAGTGTCGTACGCGCCAAAGTGATGCGGTCGGCGAAAACCTGATCAATCTCTACCGCCTCGTGACGGTCGACAGACTCCCATATGATGGCCAGTCCACCGGGCCGGTAGTCTGCGATGGTTGTGTCGACGTAAATCACGCTGGCGCCGGATGCAACCGTCACGCCCTTGGTATGTTCGATCCATACCGGCACGCCGAATTGATTGTGCGCCCAGGCTTTCGCCAATACTTTGAATTGCGACTGCGCCCGGTTGTCGAGGTAGCAGCGAAGGTCGAAGAACTGGCGCGGTGCGTCCCTCATCGCCATGCGTTGCTCACCGACGCGCGTTGACGCAATCTCCGTCAGCCATTCCAACGTTTCTGACACGTCCGGCGTCGGGATGAAGGGGAAGATCGCCACGCGTTGCCCGATGATGCGGATGATGGAATCGACCGATTCTCCGACGAAGTCAAACAGATAACGGCCATCGATCTGCGGCGGGCCTTCCGGGTCGACCGTGAGCGAATAACTACGCTCTTCCGTAGCCGCGAAAGTCGTCGGCGGCGGGTCGGAATCGAACAGCGCAATCCCTTCTACACTCTGCCCTGTGATCGAACTCAAGGTTTTCGGAACGCGGTAGGCATTCCAGACGGTGAAATCACGCTGTTGCGCGGTTAGAAGTGCGCCGACGTTGAACATGTCGGGAGAAATGTGGATGCGGTCGTAGTAGTCCGACTCGAACGACGTTGAAAGAAAACCGCCGAGCGCAAGAGCCGGTTGGGGATTCAGATTGTAGGCGGTTGCGCCAAAAATTGCGTTGGCAGAATCAAACCCGATGACGGTCTGGAAATCCAGATACAGTTCCGGGTCGAACAGGTCAAGCGCAGCGAGGTTTGCCGCGTTGTCATGCCCTCCGATGCTCTCCGAAACTAGAAACCCATCAAGCGCCGCCATGGCTTACGGCCCCTCGTATCTGATTGCCCATCCCCACGTACCGCTATTCTGTTCCGTATATCTGCCCATCGTTGTTCGTGTCGCCGCGTTGCGTTTCATCCAAGGGAATATCATCCACTTATCTGCGCCATACGTGATGATCTGCTCATCTTCGTAGTTATCAATGCGAACGTGCCTTGCGAATGTCGATTCGTAAGCAAGGCAAAAACGTGTATTCGAAACCTCTGTGAAAATTCTGAGAGGAGTCAGTATAGATTCGCCACTGAAACTGTTTGGCTGGGATTTCCCTATGCCATAATTTCCTGAGTACCACTCAGTTGCGCTAAGCGCCATGGAATAAAACAAATCATCGGTGTAAAACTCCAAAGGAAACGTCAGTCCATGATCGATGATGGTGCTGTTTCTTAGCGCTGCGGTCGCCGTGCCATCCCACGCGAAGCCAGGATAATTTGCTTCATAAGTCGTGGAAGTGGAATCTGCACAAGATGCCGCCAGGAATGCCCCACTTCCCGGCAGGGAAATTGACGAAGCGCCAAAAGCCATCCAAGCGTAAGCGCCAGGCTGGATGTTAAGCACCAAATACACTTCTTTGTCGAAAGTGAAAATATGATATTCGGCAGGATAAGAAATCGCTACTGCTGAAAACTCTTTTATAGATATGACGGTTGACGTGTTTAACGTCGCCGGGCTTTTAATCTGCATCCGCAAGCGGTTGTACCCTGTCGCGTATGCATCAACCGAAATAGGGAATGTGCATCCGTGCTTGCTAAATTCTCCACCGGCATAGGTCCATCCGCCAGTTACGCAAGCGTTTGTCAACTCAGTAAGCAGTTGGGATAGAGATGTCACTGTGCCGTTAGAATAGGCCATGATTAAGGCTCCAGTTTCATAGCAAGATAATTATTGAACCCGGTCCGGAAGACGTTTTGCACGACAACATAAACGACACCACCAATCGTAACAGTGTTCTCAACGATGTTGTCAAATCCGGTGATGTAAAAAACCCCATCAAGACAACCATAAGTAGCCAAGCCGTCGGCGAGCAGTTCAATCGGCATCAGAGGGTAAAATCCGTCTGTCGGGTTGCTGTTTAAAGCGATATTGGTGATGCAATAGGGAAATGTCCTGATCTGTGACCATATTCCATCGGGGTTTCTTAATTTGATCTGATCAATCAGAGGTGCCCCGGTCATGGCCCCAATTTGATGGGTTGTGTTGGTGTCGCTATATCTCGTGGCCGGAGAACCAACAAGGGTTCCGATGGTAACTGCCGGATATGGATATTGGCTTGGCCGCGCGTATGCCGTGAATTTCCCGACATAGGCAAATTCATAAACCGGAGTTCCAACCTTCAGCGTGAACATGATCCGTTGGGCATTCCACACCAGCCAATAATTTATGCTCTGGTTGTGGGCGCAGATAGATGAAATTTGTACGCCAGGTTGCGTTGCGAACGTATTCCCCGAAACATAACCGGTCATAGTTGCACACTGTATGTTGTAATAGTCCGACGTTGACGACTGATATGAGCGATAGCCTACATATATCTGCTCATCACCGGTCAAGCCCTCACCCATCAAAATCAACTCTTTGTTGTCGGTCGAAACGTCATACCGCATAACCGTCCACATGCTATCCGACG